CCGCCATCGTGGTTGTCGGCTTCCTCGCCGCCATTCTCCTGACTGTGCTCACCCTTGGAGTGCTCACCATGGCCAAGCTCGCAGACGTGAACGATTCCCTCACCACCCAGACGGCCGCCATCGTGGCGCTCGCCGCCCGCATCCCGACCCCCGGCGCGGCGACCGAAGCGGACCTCGATACGGTCAAGGCCGGCATCGACGCCAACACCGCCTCGATCAACCAGCTCGTGCCGCCCGTCACGCCCACGCCGTAGGCGAGTTCCTCCATGGCTGACCACGCCGCCCCGTCGCCGCTCGGGCCGTCGATTCCCTGCTTGATGCAGGTGAATCCCTTCACGCCGAAGATTGACGGCAGTCTCACCTACCCGCAGACGAAACTGCGCGGGGGGTTGTTTTACGTCGGCGAGGCCAATGCCGGGGCCGGCGGCGGCGCGCGCTACGTCTTCATCTCGGACGGCAGCTTCTACAAGTTCGACCCGAAGACTGGCGCCGGCCAGATCGGCGGCCCGGACACCGCGCCGAGCTTCCCGCAGGAAGCCATCCTCGTGTTCGATGGCGCGAAGGTCACGGCGCAACCTGGGTTCGATTGGTTCGCGCTCACGGGCGGGAACCCGCCGGCGTTCGATTACTCGGCGACGCGCTCGGATCAGGTGGCGGGAGCGGTCTAGCCCGTGGCGTTCCTCTCGCAGGCGCCGTACTACCTGGGGAAGGGGACGCACGGCCGGTCCCCGTACCCGCCGCCGCCCGATCGCTGGTCGCTGATGACGACCCCGTGGCACTTCCAGGGGCTGCGCGTGCCGGGCCTCCCCATGCCGCCGAACACCGGCTGGTTCGAGCCGGCCCTCGCGTGGATCGAGAAGGCGCAGCGGGCCGCCGTCTACGCGACCAAGGACGCCGCCGGCGACCGCCTCTATGGCCTGTCGCTCTCGGGCGCGTACATGGAACCGGGCCAGCCGTACGAACAGTACCCGGGCGTCGACTTCAGCCAGGACCTCGCCGCGCTCAACGCCCTCATCGACGAGATCCTCACGGGCAGCCGCCCGGGCCTCCCGCGTGCCATCCGCCTCTTCCTCGCCGGCGACGGCCAAGGCGCCGGCCCGGGCTACAACGACCCGGTCGGCCGGACCTACGGCCACGACTGGCTCGTGGCGAACTTCGAGCGCGTGGTCGCTTCCCTCGGCCCACGCGCCCAGTACATTCAATTCATCCCGGGGTACGACGCCATCTTCTACGGCTGGTCGCCGGCGCAAGTGGCTGCCTTCGGCAGCCTGTTTGACGCGGTAGTCCGCGTCAAGTACCCGCACGCCGTCCTCGCGCTCGAGCACGGCATCGGCCACCCGCCGCTCGGCGACGGCGCCCTCAACTACGGCGTCGGCACCCAGATGGCGGCCTACGACATCGTCGCGAGTGAGTACAACGGCCAAGGCGGCGACACGCAGTGTCTCGTGCACGACGACAACGTGTGGCAGATTAACGGCCGGCTGCGCTATCCCGACGACCCGTACAATCGGCCGCCTGATCAGCCGGCCGGCGACGACCCCAACCCGCCGGGGTACTTCGCCGACAGCGCCCGCGGCCCCATCCTCCATGAGTGCATGGAGTGGGCGATCTACGAGGACGTGCGCGGCTGGTGTACGCCGGCCGGTATCGAGAACGACCGGGCGTATCTCCGGGCCATGGTGCCGCACTCGCGCGTCGCGTAGACTCAGCGCGCATCCCCGGGAGGGAACCCCATGGGCCTGATTGAGTTCTTCGTCTACGTCATCGTCGTGGTGTTGGCCGCGGCCGCCACCCAGTGGGTCATTGCGACCTACGCGCCCGGCACCCCCGAGATCATCAAGAAGTCGGTCTGGGCGCTCGCCGCCGTCCTCGTGCTCGTGATGCTGGCGCACGCGCTCGGCCTCTGGGGCTACGACCCGCAGATTCCGCGGTTGCGCTAGGTTCGCCTTCCCTCGGGCGGGTCGCCGACGGGACTGGGCCGCCTCACCCCGAGGCGGACCCGTGGGGCGGCCCCCCGGGGGCTTCCCTTCAGTCGCATCTCTGGTAGACTCTCGGCCCATATGCGCACCTTGCACTGGGTGGCCCTCGGGGCCTTCTTCACCGCCCTGTCGGCCCTCGTCTCGACGCTCCCCACCTGGGTCGAAGCCACGCATCCGCCGTTCATCGGCGCGGTGATTGGCATGATCGGCTCGTTTGTCGTCGCGCTCGTCGCCGGCGCCCCGACCGAAGGGTCGGCCACGGCCGCGGTCGCCCAGTCGCTCCACCTCATGCCGAAGGATGGGCAGTAGTTATGCGTCTTCTGCTTCGCCGACTCGATACCCTCATCGGCCGTCGCCCCGAGGTGCTCGTCGCCGCCCCACTCGCGGCGTTCATCCTCTTCAGCGTGATCGTCTTCGCGGCCTGCCCGACGACCCCCCCGAACCTCTCGCCGGCCGGGGCGACCGCCTTCAACAAGACGCGCGTGGTGAAGGCGCTCGACCTCGTGCGCGACACCGCCATCCTCGCCAATGCGCAGACGCCGCCGGTGCTCTCGACCGACGACACGCGCCTCGTCGTCCAGTTCCACGAGGCGACGGTGAAGACGCTGCAGGCGACCGACCAGGGCTGGCAGGCCGCCGTGTCGACTGCCGTGACCGAGTTCAGTAAGACGCTCACCCCGGCCCAGCAGCATGTCATCGCGCCGTACCTCGTGCTGCTCCAAACCCTCATCGCGGGGCTCAGCTAATGGGCGCGGCCGCCCCACTGGTCACGATCGCCATCCAGGAGCTGCCGGCCCTCATCGGCTTCCTCAAGGCGGCCTTCGCGTCGCGCAATCCCGGCGTCGCCCCGCCGACCGACGCCGAGGTCATCGCGGCGTACCTCTCGGCCTGCGCGTCCTCGATCGCCACCGACGAGGCGTGGCTCGCCGCCCATCCAAAAGCGTAGACTGGCCTCGTGTTCCACCCCGAGGTCATCGACCGCGCTGAACGCGCGGTCAGTGCGTCCCTGAAGGGGACGCTGCCCGGCGGCCGCCTCGTCCGCCGCTCGCTCGACGAACGCTGGACGATGCGCGACCAGCTCGCCTCAGCCGCCCCGAAGAAGAAGGGCGAGCCGGCGGCTCGCCCCCTCACCTCAGCCGAGAGCGACTTCATCACGCACGAACTCCTCCTCGCCAAGCTCGACTATCGGTACTGGAGTGACGCCTGGGCCGTCATCACCAAAGAAACCCAGGACGCCGCGCCCATCCATCCGCGCTGGGCGAGCCAGCAGCTCTTCCTCGACCACGTCGCCGCCATGGAGATCGACCAGTTCCGCGCGGGCAGTCAAAACGGCGTCCTCGTGAACGTCGGCAAAGCGCGCCAGCTGGGCCTGTCGACCGAACTCGAAGTCATCATGGCGCACGGCGCGACGACGCAAACGGCCCTGCGGGGTCTGGTCGCCGCCGACGTCGAGGACCAGTCGAAGTACCTGTTCTCCCTCTTCGAGGGCATCGTCAAGGAACTCCCGTGGTGGCTGCTCCCGACCCTCGGGGCCTACGACACCGGCCGCTTCTGGTCGACCCTGACCAACCGGACGGAAGTCCGGACCGCCTGGGGCAAGTCGTCTCGCGGTGGCCTGGCCGACGACGCCAAAGCCAAGGGCAACATCGGCCGCGGCAAAACCTTCGGCCGGGTGCACCTGTCGGAACTCTCCACCTGGGAGAAGCCCGACCAGATCGACGATGGGTTAATCCCAGCGATTCCTCGTCGCCCGCGGTCGTTTGCCGGGTTTGAATCCACCGCCAAGGGCCGGCACGACTGGTGGCATACGCACTGGACGGCCACCGCGCGCGGCAAAACCCGGTTCCGGAACATCTTCATCCCGTGGTACGTCGAGCCCGAGAAGTACTGGGCCGTGCCGACGTCGCTCACCTGGCAGCCCGACGCGGGGACCCTGGCGCACGCGGTGGCGGTCGAGCGCGAATCCCCCGAGTGGCTCTTCGGCAAGACCATCCGCCTCACCCGTGAGCAGCTGGCCTGGTACGAGCAGACGCGCGACATGTACACCGAGAAGGGCGACCTGTACAAGTTTTACGAGGAGTACCCGGCGACGCCCGCCGAGATGTTTCAGTACTCGGGCCGCTCGGTCTTCACCGCCGCCACGCTCGAGGCCGTCCGCCGGCAGGAGACCGCGCCGCGGATCCTCAAGATTGAGCCGGCCAAAGACATCGCGACGCTCAGAGCGTGGGAACGCTCTGAGGAGGGGCGCTCAGGCGCGCCCCGCCCGGACTCCCGGCCATGAGCGAGCCCCTCCTCCTCCCAGCCGGCATGGGCTTCCGCGTCCCGTCGGCCCAGGAACTCCGCGAGACCGCCGAGGCGACCTCGCTCGGTCTGGATCTGTTGTTGTGCTATGAGCCCCCGCGACGCCGCGGCACCTACCGCTACGTCATCGGCGCCGACATCGGCGACGGCCTCGGGCTCGACCGTTCAGTCGCCCAAGTCGTCCGCCAGGGATCGATCGACGAGCCGGACGAGCAGGTCGCCGAGTTTGCCTCGGACACCATCGCGCCGGCGGAATTCGCGTCGATTCTCCTCGCGCTCGGCGACTGGTACCGCGACGAGTCCGGGTACGAGGCGCTCGTCGCCATCGAGTGCAATAACCACGGCCTGTCGACCCAGGACACCTTGCAGCTCCACCTCGGGTACACGCACTTTTACCGGTGGGAGTACTACGACTCGGCCGACCCGTCAGCCCGCTTCTCGACCAAAATCGGCTGGATGACGACCACGCGCACGCGGCCGATCCTCCTCGACAAGTTCCGCACGGCGCTCACGACCCGCGACGCGGTCACCGGCCTCCCGGACCTCATCACCCACAGCCCGCACCTGCACGAGGAACTCAAAGACTTCCAGACCCAAGGCGCGCTCTGGGAAGCCGAGGCCGCCAAGGGCGCCCATGACGACCGCATCATGGCGGCGGCGATCGCCTACTACTGCACGTGGCGGCTTCGCGCGGGCGAACAAGAGCCGCTCGAAGATCGGCGCCGTCGCCGGAGCGAGCAGAAGAGCGTGCTCGCTCGGGTGGCTGAAGCCACCCAAGCCGGCACGCCCGACTTTCGCAATACCGCCTGCACGGCCGAGGAAGCGACCTCGCTCCCGACCGGCCCGGACGCGACCGAGGCGGCCGACGAAGAGGCGTTGTATGATCTGCGCGCGACGGACGTGAGTGCCCATGACGGGTTCTTCACTATCTAGCCCGCGAGGTGTGTGATGCGCGTCTCCCTCCCTGACGACCTGGTCG